CAACACAACTACAATGCTGTGATGATGGAAATGTTGAAAGACACTGGGATCAAAACCAAGATCATAAAACAGTATCTACCTGCAATCAATCAACTTACAAACCAATACCTGCAAACCCTAGACTTCTTTGTACACTTTAACTTAGACGAGTCATTCGTAGAAACAATACGTTCTAGACACAGAGACGCATTTACCTACGACTCGTTTAGTGAAGGTGAGAAACAACGTATCGACTTAGCACTGTTGTTTACTTGGAGACAGATTGCAAAGATGAAGAACTCAGTAGCAACAAACCTATTGATACTTGATGAGACTTTTGATTCATCACTGGATCACGAAGGTGTTGAAAACCTACTGAAGATATTGTATACACTAGGTGAGGACACAAATGTATTTGTAATTTCTCACAAAGGTGATATATTGGATGGCAAGTTTGAAAACAAGATTGAGTTCAAAAAAGAAAGAAACTTTAGTAAAATGTATTGACACTCTCGTCAGAGTGTGGTATAATTATCTAAGTTTAACCCACGGAGTATATTATGGAATTACAGGAACAAACCCTAAATGTTCTCAAAAACTTTTCGGATATTAATCCTAATATCCTAATCAACGAAGGGAATACTATTAAGACTATCAGTGAAGCAAAGAATGTTCTTGCGACTGCAACAGTCGATAATAAGTTTGCCCAGAAGTTTGGCATCTATGATCTCAAAGAGTTCATTGGTGTTTTGTCTTTGGTTGATCAACCTAATCTGAACTTTACAGATGAGTCTGTAACTATATCAGATCAGACTGGTCGGTCAAAGGTTCGGTACTTCTTCTCTCCAGAAGAAACCCTTACGTCACCCCAGAAAGATATTAACATGCCTGAGTGCGAGGTTCAGTTTGATCTGGATGCGAACACTCTAACCAAACTGCGAAACGCTGCATCTACTCTTGGACATAACGAAGTGTCAGTAACTCCAGGCGATGGTGTGTTGGTTCTTTCTGTGGTTGACAATGAGAATGCTACATCTAATGCATATTCTATTGATGTACCATACTCTAACAAATCAGAACAGGACTTTAAATTCGTCCTAAATATATCCAATCTAAAAATCATACAAGGTGACTATGAGGTGAGTATATCATCTAAGTTGATCAGTGAGTTTAGGAATAAAGAAGTGAATGTCAAGTATTGGATCGCACTAGAGAAAACATCTACATTCGGAGTATAAGATGGCAGAAAAATATGATGAGTTGATGAAACTCGCAAATCAAGTATCACGTTCTACAGTCGCAGTGGTCGATGCAGTAACACAACGTGGTGGTTTCAAGGGAGAGGAACTCTCTACCATTGGTCAGTTACGTGACCAAGCAATCCAAGTAATATCAGTTGTAGAGAACTTACAACAAGATGCAGCTATGGAGACAGAAGAATAAGATTTACATTCAAACTCAAATGTGATATAATGTTTTTTGTGATGGAGATTTTGAATGGATCAATTTTTATGGGTAGAGAAGTATCGCCCTCAAACAATAGATGAGTGTATTCTTGACAGTTCGTTAAAGGATACATTCAACAAGATAGCAGAGTCAGGTGAGATACCAAATATGTTATTCACTGGCACTGCAGGTCTTGGTAAGACTACAGTCGCCAAGGCACTATGCAATATGCTTGACCTTGACTATATTGTCATCAACGGTTCCGAAGAGGGTAATATAGATACACTCCGTGGGAAGATCAAGCAGTTTGCAAGTACTGTCTCACTTCAAGGTGGTATCAAGGTTGTTATACTTGATGAGGCAGATTATCTAAACCCACAGTCAACTCAACCTGCTCTTCGTGGATTCATCGAAGAGTTTGCCAACAACTGTCGGTTTATACTTACTTGTAATTTCAAAAACAGAATCATTGAACCTCTACATTCTCGATGTGGTGTGTACGAGTTCAATGGTGGAGATAAGCAACAACTATGTAATGACTTCTTTATCAGGGCTCAGGGTATCCTATCTGATGAAGGTATTACTTATGAAAGACCTGCACTAGCAGAACTAGTCATGAAACACTATCCAGATTGGAGACGTGTGCTAAATGAGTTGCAAAGATATTCATTATCTGGTAAAATAGATACTGGTATTTTAAATAGTATCTCAGATAAAAATTACGATGATCTTTTTACTTTTCTTAAAACAAAAGATTTCAAAAAGATGCGTTCATGGGTTGCAAACAATATAGATACAGATGCGTCTGCTATATTCAGATCAATCTATGATCGTGTAACTCAGAAGGTATCACCTGCATCGATTCCACAGTTGATTCTAATACTTGCAGACTACCAGTATAAAAACGCATTCGTTGCTGATCACGAACTCAACGTTGTTGCATGTCTTACAGAGGTTATGGCAAATGTCGAATTCACTTAGATTGTTTACTAAAGATGATTGTCCCTATTGCGATGCTATGAAAAGCAAGTTGACCAAGTGGGGTGTAAACTTTGAAACTATAAACGTTAGCGAAGATATAGAATCAAAATACTTTTTAAAAGAAAATGGACACAGAACAGTCCCACAACTTTACTTTGGAGATCATCATATTGATCACGTCAATACCAAAGAGTTCACTCACGAAGATCTTATGACTGCTATGCGAGGTGCATGGATAGGCCAAGACTCTGGTGTAGAGGACATGTCGTGAACCCATTTGAATATGTCAATGCAATAAACAATACCAAGAAAGATATAATGACAGATGATATTGCTGAGAGAGGATACAACTCTTTCATGGTAAACAGATCTCTGTCATACTTCAACGATACAGTATTGTATGCAAACGAAATGAATATCCACCACAACATAGATAACCGTCTACAATTCGATTTTCTTATAAATATGGTTAGGAAACGTAAGCGATTCTCCAAGTGGGAAAAGGTTACGTCCGAAAGTGACGTGGAAGTTGTCAAGGAATATTATGGTTACAATAATGAGAAAGCCAGATCTGCCTTGTCCCTTCTCACAAGAGAAAATATAAATGAATTGAAAAAGAAGGTTTATAAAGGTGGAAGAAAATAATATAGTAGAGTGGACACCTGCCTCTATGTTAGAGGTTACGTTAAACGAACCAGATGACTTTCTGAAGGTTAGAGAAACACTCACAAGAATTGGGGTAGCATCACGCAAGGACAAGAAACTGTATCAGTCTTGTCATATCCTACACAAACAGGGAAGGTACTTCATAGTACACTTCAAAGAATTATTTCTTTTAGATGGAAAGAAATCTAATCTAGAAGAGAACGACATTGCTAGAAGGAATACTATAGCACAGTTAATGAGTGATTGGGGATTGATTGGTATGGATACTAATGCAGAACCACTTGCTCCAATGAGACAAATTAAGATTATACCATTTAAAGAAAAGAACGATTGGGAACTATGTCCGAAATATAATATCGGATCAAAACAATAGGAAGAACAATGTTAAGGTTTACAAATTTTCTGGAAGAAGGTGTCAACGATCCATCGATTTTTAAGGCAGTCTTTCTTGCAGGTGGGCCAGGCAGTGGTAAGTCATTCATGGTAGGTAAAACTGCATTGACTTCATTTGGTATGAAATTAATTAATAGTGATCCCGCCTTCGAAAAACAATTAGCGAAGGTGGGATTAAAAACAACACCAGACGATATCTTTACAGACAAAGGTCAGGCCGCACGTTCACGTGCAACCGCACTTACTTTGAAACAGATGGAACTTGCAGTGAACGGTAGACTTGGTTTAGTTATCGATGGTACAGGTAAAAACTTTGACAAGATATTAGGACAGGCGACAAAACTCAAACAATTGGGTTACGAAGTTGCAATGATATTTGTCAACACAGATTTAGAGACTGCAATCAACAGAGACCAAAAACGTGCGAGAACACTCGGCGCAAAACAGGTTACTAGTATGTGGAAAGATGTTCAGAAGAACATTGGTAAGTTCCAGAACCTATTTGGTAACATGATGGTGATTGTAGATAACTCAGATGGTTCGAACTACGAAGGTGCCGCAATGAGTGCTTACAAGAAAATGAAAGCATGGGCGGCGAAGAAACCAAGTAGTTCCATTGCCAAAAAATGGATTGCAAATCAAATGGCAATGAAAACTGGGTCTGGTAGAGCAAAGACTTCTAGTGTTAAAAGAAGAGGTCAACGTTCAGATAGAACAATACCAGCGCCAGACTAAAAAATGATTTCTACCCCTTGACATTTAAGGAAAGAGATCTTATATAT